GGTACTTTTCTTGTCAACAGTCCATTGGACCTTTATGTTCCGCTGAAATGGGCTGGATTTGAACAGCACAGCTTCTATCAGTACAAGCAGCACTATTGCGTGATGGGTGGATTCAATAATCAGGAAGTCATCAGTTATAAAAATCTGGACGAGATAAGAGCATTGCTGGACAAGGTGATGCTTAGAAGAACGAAAGACGAAGTTCTTGACCTTCCTCCGAAGATTCATACAGTCGAATATGTCGACATGAACAAAGAGCAAAAGATGATATACGATGAAGTGAAGAAGGAAGTCAAGAGCAACATCGATAAATTGAGAATCAGCAACGACCCGTTGTCACAGATGATAAGACTTCGTCAGGCGACAGGGTATCCTGGAATCCTTTCTTCCACAATCACTCAGTCCGCTAAGATGGACAGAATGGAAGAACTGATTGAGGAAATCACATCTGTTGGACAGAAGGCGATTGTTTATAGCCAATGGGAACAGATGACTGCAATTATTAAACAGAAACTGAAGAGATATAATCCTGCATATATTACAGGAGATGTCAAAGCAGATGTGCGTATGCAGGAAGTCGAGAGATTTCAGAACGACCCAACCTGTAAAGTTATCATCGGAACAATAGGTGCTATGGGTACCGGCCTTACTTTAACAGCAGCTTCGAATGTCATCTTCATTGATGACCCGTGGAATAGAGCATTGAAAGACCAAGCAGAAGACAGAGCACATCGTATCGGTACGAAAGGTACTGTTCGTGTCATCACAATCGTATGCAAAGATACGATTGATGAAAGAATTCTGGACCTTGTTTACAGAAAAGGTAAGATGGCTGATATGCTTATTGATGGAAAATTCGAAGTAAAAAATAAAGCAGCATTTATTGATTATTTGCTGAGTTAAGGAGGAATAAAATGGATTATCAAGAGAGAAGTCGTCACAGAATGAGAAGGCGAAAACGCAATATCCGGAATAGGAGAATAGCATTCGGCATCATTCTCGTCACAATCATTGGTCTTATGGTGTGGATATTTATACCGAAGGATATAGAAGAGAGAGAGGAGCAGGTGTCGGGTACATCAGCACCGACGAATGTTCCTTCACCTACTCTTCAGATAACGAGAGATGTTGTAACAGCAACTCCTACTCCGGAGCCTACGCCGACGAAAGAACTAGAACCTACATATACAGAAGATGAACTCTTCTGTATGGCTGCAGCTATCTATAACGAAGCTGGTGGTGATACTTGTTCAGACGAAACTCGAATGTTGGTGGGTTATGTGATATTAAATCGAGTTAAAGACCCAAGATTTCCAGATTCTATTAGAGAAGTTTTGGAAGCAAGGAACCAGTATGGAGAGTTCTACTGGACAGGAGTTAAATTCGCAGACAGAAGTTCTAAACCAGAAGAACAGCATGCGGTGGAAAGAGCATACGAGATAGCAAAGAGGGTACTTACAGAGCCCTCACCTATTCCTGAAACAGTCGTGTTTCAAGCTGAATTCGAGCAAGGAACCGGTGTTTATAAATATCAAGACGGCATATATTTTTGCTACGCAGAGGAGGTGAATTAAATGGGTGAATTAAATGCTGGATACTTGACTATCGGTAGAGCTGCTTATGTCGTCGGAGTTTCAACCCAGACGATTACTCGATGGTACAAGTGGTGGGAAAGTGATGGATTTGAACATCCGTCAGACCTTTATCTTCCGCCTTATTACTATAAGGACAAGAGGAAGACAAAGCACTTCAAGAAAGAAGACATCATGTTCCTGAAGGAGTTCCGCAATAAGCTCCAAACTACTCACAAGGGTGTTATGGCAGACTTTAATGCTGCTTATCAGTGGGGTAAGAGAGGAGAAAAGATTCTTGAAAACAGAGAAACTAATTCTACTGAAGTCAAGAAGAAAATGAGATAATAAAATAGGAGGAAAAAATTATGGCAACACGCAGAAGCGTAAACACGCAACCCAAAGAAAGTCTTGACGACATGATTTTAATTTATGCCGGAAAGAAAGAAGAGCTTGACCCGCTCAAAAAACTGGTGGACGAATACGGAAAGAAAATCAAGTCTGAAATGATAGACAAAGACCTTTCTGAATACACCGTCGGTGATGTGAGAGCATCCATCAGTGTCACGCAGAGAGAGGACTTCAACGAACTTCAGGCGATTGAAATTCTCAGAAAGAATCTTACGCCTGAGCAATTCAGCAAGGCTGTCAAGACCAAAGAGTATATAGACGATGATGCATTTGAAGCTCTCGTTTACAACCACGAAGTAGATGCTGCTATCTTGAATCCTTGTCGTGTTCCGAAAGAGCCTACCGTCACACTTCGTCTCGGTAAAGCGAAGAAGTGAGGTGCAAGATGAAGATTATTCGTGCTGGATATGAAATCATGACACCTATTCCTCGTGACATCATTCTTAGACAGCTTGAACGCTGTGGAAGAGTATGTTACAAGAGCGAGGATAAAATCACAGAAGAGAGTGCATCTAAATTCGTGAAGGGTCTTGTAAAGAGTGGCCACGAAGCAATGATTGAGCATTTCTCTCTCACTGTCAAATTCATTTGTGACAGAGGAGTCAGCCACGAGATTGTCCGTCACCGTATCGCGAGTTATGCTCAGGAATCTACGAGATACTGCAATTATGATAAGGAAGGTTTCGGAGGCGAGATTACAGTCATTGCTCCTCTCTTTTTACAGGAAGGGACAAAGGGCTGGGACCTTTGGAAAGAGAGTTGTGAAGCAGCTGAAAAAGCATACTTCGATTTGCTTGATTGGGGATGCAGTCCTCAGGAAGCACGCTCCGTTCTTCCGAACAGTCTTAAGACAGAAATCATTGTCACAATGAACCTCAGAGAGTGGAGACATTTCTTCAAACTCAGAGCAATTGGAATCACTGGTAACCCTCACCCGCAGATGCGTGAGGTAGCACTTCCTCTTCTCAGAGAGATGAAAGAAGTTCTGCCGGAGGTGTTCGGAGATTTGGAGGAGAAGAATGGATAAGGTTCAGCGTCATACAGAGATATGCACTTATCTCTCTATTCTCTACGAAACCAAGAATAAAGATTACGGTGATAGCTTCGCCAAGTCTTTTGACGAGTACGGAATGACAATGTCCTGTATTCGTCTGGAAGATAAGCTGAATAGACTCAAAGCACTCACCGTTAAGAACCAGAGTCAGCAAGTCAAGGATGAGTCTGTAGAAGACACTTTGATGGACCTGGCAAACTATGCTATCATGACTGTAATCGAATTACAAATTAAGGAGGAAAAGAATCATGGCAAAGGTAAATAAGAAACAGTTTCCTGACATTCCGAAATGTGCGTATGCAGGAGACGAAGCAGACGAATACTGCTCTCAGTGCAACGGTGTGACGATGACAGTAGATGGAGAGGAATTCTCCTGCAAGGAGTGTCAGTCCTATACGGAACCTGAACCCGTTAAGGAAGAGGAGCCCGTAGCACCTAGCGAGAGCCACGAGACGCCACGAGACGACAACGAAAAGGAAGAGGCGGACACTTATACCACCCAAGGCATTACAACCTCAATCAAGGCCGAATCTGGGCTGAGCATTGAAACCAAAGAGGGTTGGTATCGCTTTACTTATTCAGAAGAGCGTATCGTTCCTGAGACGGCGGACATCGACAAAGAGCGTGAGCTTTTGTGGAATGATGTAAACAGAGAAGTTGACCGTCAGGCCGAGGAAGTTCAGCTGATGTTGAAAAACTAAGAAATAATCAAAAACCAGTTGTATTTCTTGCTAAAATATGTTAAACTAATAGTGCAATTGCTTAATAGGCTATTGCACTATCATTTTTAATAAACTATAGAAAGGAAGAATCGCGTATGAAAATCAATTTTGAATTAGACCCTCAGCTTTCTCTTCGTGAGAAAGGAACTATCCTTGTCTGCAAGGAATTGCTGAAGAAGGGAATCAAACCTACCATCGACAATATCAAGCAAAATAGTTACGACGCTGAAAGGTCTATTAGCACCTCCCTTCACAAATTAGCAGAAATGGGGTACTACAAAGCAGAGAAATATAAGGTTCCTGATGGGCCTGGTTTTAACTGGAGATATGAAATCCAGGAAACTCGAGAGGTGGAAAAACAATGAGAGACGATAACTATATAGTAATTCCAGGTTGGGCAATCAACCGACTTGGTCTGAAAGGAAACGAACTTCTAATTTTTTCTATCATCTACGGATTTTCACAAGACGGTGAATCTGAATTTTCAGGAAGCATCCAATATCTATGTGATTGCTTAAATGTTAGTAAACCGACGATTATAAACTCACTGAAGAATCTTGTATCTCTCGGGTACCTTACAAAGCGTTCAGAAACCATAAATGGAGTGGTTTTTAACCGGTATAAAGTTTCTTTACGGGTAGTAAAGAATTTTAACTGGGGTAGTAAAGATTCTTTACTGGAGGGTAGTAAAGATTCTTTACTGGGAGGTAGTAAAGATTCTTTACACAATAATACTAATATACAAAATACTAATACACAAAATACTAATAATAAAACATCGTCGGGTACGCCAAGGCGTTCTCTTTTCAGTGCTGAAAAAGAAGACACAAAGATGAAATCAAAAGTAGAGAAGTTCGTTTTAGAATGTTGTCGTATTTCAGATGAGTTTGAATTTGATTCGAAAGTCTCAGATAAACTCGTCGACTTCTTCAGAATGCTCGGTCAGCAAGGAACTTTCCTTCCTGAAGTAACTATAAGAGCTCAACTGGAAGAGTTATATACCTTCAAAGTGAACGAACAGATGACAATCATTTCAGATACTATTCGTTCAGGATGGAAATCACTTCGCTATGCTGCTGAAAAAGTGTCCAAGCAGGAAACTCCTTCTTTTGATACTTCAAAGCCTGGTTCATTTCAGCCAAAAGACCCAAATAACGATAGAAGAGCAGAACAATATAAAGATGATGAGGTGTTCTAATGAAACCAGAGGAGTGTTGGTACCTTGGAGTATGCCCAAAGTCTCCGGGTGGGTGTAGCAATACTTGTCTCCGGTACATAGAAATGCTCAATCTTGTACAGCAGTCTAACATTCCTGAGTCTAAATGGATTCCATTGAAGCTGAGACCTGGAAAAGACAGACCTGCATTCATTCGTTTACAGGAAATCAAAGATGACATTGAGAACTGGACGAAGAGCGGAGGTAGTCTGTATATATATTCAGACGCATTTGGTAACGGCAAGACAAGTTGGGCGATTAAGTTGATGCTCGCATATTTCAACGAAGTGTGGGCAGGTAACGGTTTTAGGCGAAGAGGAATCTTCGTTTCTGTTCCAGAATTTATGGACAGAAATAGAGAAATAATTAATAACCGTGATGAAGAATTCGTGAAAATGCGAGAAGACCTATTAAAATGCGACCTTGTCATATGGGACGACATCACATCTATTAAGCTGACAGACTTCAATCATGCAGTCCTGCTCAATTATATAGACGCTCGTGTGCTTTCGAATAAAGCAAATATATTCACGGGAAATGTGGACCACGAAGGAATGGTACGAAACCTTGGCGGACGACTGGCAAGCAGAATATGGAACGCAAGTGAAATCGTTCAATTCGTAGACCAAGATAAGCGAGGTGTCTACTATGATTGAACTGCAAGTATTGTCTAAAGTTCTGAAAGAGAGGGACGCATCTATTCTAACTCTGAATGGTATCACTGAGGATTATTTTATTACATATCCCGATGAGTACGCATTCATTATGAACCATATAAGAGAATATGGTAATGTGCCGGACAAAGAAACATTTCTGTCGAAGTTTTCTGACTTCACTATTGTAGATGTGACAGAGTCAGACAAGTACCTTATCGAGACATTTAATGAAGAGCACTTGTACTCTCTTATGGTTCCTGTTATAAATAAACTTGCCGACATTATTCAGACGGATTCAAGAGCCGCGGCGGAATATTTACAGTCGCAGTTACCTTCTCTCATGCAGAATAATGTGGTGTTAGGAGTAGACATTGTATCACAAGCCAAAGAAAGGTTGAGAGAGTGGCAAGAACGAAGAGAGAACAAGGATAGGTTCTGCATACCTACTGGATTCGAAGAACTTGATGAAATCATAGGTGGTTGGCAGAGAGGAGAGGAATTTGCTGTTATCTTTGCTCGTACTGGACAAGGTAAGTCCTGGATTCTTATTAAGACTCTTGAACACGCCTGGAAGATAGGCAAGAGGGTAGGTCTTATAGAGCCTGAAATGTCAGCAACCAAGACGGGCTATCGTTTCGATACGCTTTCCGGTAATGTGTCAAATTCTGCACTGATGAGAGGCGAAGATGAACCAAACTACGAGAAGTATATCGAGAATCTAACTAAGAATGAAATTCCGTTCTTTGTAGCAAGCCCGAAAGAATTCAGAAGAAACATCACAGTATCGAAACTGAGAGCTTTTGTGGAGTCAAATCATCTTGACATTCTCGGAATAGATGGAATCAGTTACCTAGCGGATGAGCGGAAGCAAAGAGGAGATAACAGAACTACAGGCCTAACTAATATTTCAGAAGACCTTATGGACCTGTCTATAGAACTCGGTATTCCAATTATCGTCGTATGTCAGTCAAACAGAGAGGGTGCAAAAGAAGATGATGCTCCAGACCTCGAGAACATCAGAGATTCAGATGGTATCGCATAT